ACAGCCATGCCAGTGAAAAGTCGGTATTGACTGATGTCGTTAGCAGCATCCTCAATGGAGAAATACTTGGGGGTAGTCCCAACCTTCAGTTCATCAGGTGCAGAAGAAGGGCTTGTATCCCAAACGCCTTGAAGGGCCGACTCAAGAAAGGGGTCAAAGTTCCCATCTCGAAGGTCTACTGCAATGTCACCAGCAGCTTGACGGTTGCCGTGACGGTCAACTCGAAGCATACGGTCAGGTTGAATCTCGTTACCTGCAACCCTATCTTTAGTCAGGTTGAGCGAGTGTGTGTTGTAGGGAAGGTCGGTAAAATTACCAGCGGGTGTTGTGCCGAAAGTGGACTCTACGATATACGACAGACCACTTCTTGAACCTTGTGCAAATGCCATTTAAGTTCTCCTTGATTAAGAGTAGATATACCAAGAGATGTTCACAGGGACCATAAAGAAAGCCCCATCAGGCATCCCTTGCTCTCTCTCAGCGTAGCGAATTGAAACGATAGTGCTGCCATTGGATACGTCTGTCGTAGCCTCAAAAGCATCAATAATCTTGTCTGCCAGATCATCAGCAGCGGCGGGACCAAGACCTTCAGGGACAAAACAGTCCACCCTGAAAAGACCTTGGTAATAAATCTGTGGGTTAAGTCCTCTGACAGCAGGCTCCCTTACCGTAGGAATAAGCCTTGGCTTGACAAAAGAGGTGCCAGTTGTAGGTGTGTAACTCAGGTTCTCCCAAGCCACTTCAGGGAGGCCACTTACGTTAGAAAGCTTTACCTCAAGTGCCACTCGAATATCATCATAGATAGAAGCCATTATCTGAACTTATCCTTAACTTGGGCAAACACTGCATACCCATGTTTGTATTCTACGTCACTTGCATGGGGGGACCCATTAGAGAGGACAACAAGAGGGTTCTCTAGTGGTTCTAGGGCTTGAATATCCCCTACGAGTTGGGAGAGACCGTCACTACGTTTTGCTTGGGGGTCTTGTCCTCTAGGCTTGTTGTGTGAGGTCTTACCTCTACCAGAACTGTAGCTGTGCTTCATGCTGAAGGAAGTAACGTAAGCACCAGTGTCAACAGGAGACCTTGTAGTAGCAAACTGCGCAACATCTATCAGTTGGTCTTTGACTTCCTCTTCAGCTTTCTGCTCAAGAAGTTGCATCTTCTTCTTTACACCAGATACGTTTACCTTGGCTTTCATGGGTTACTCCCTCACCTGACAGATGTAGCAAACGAGAGTATCTGCATGGTAAATCTTTTGAGTAGAGACCACCTTGACAGTATCCCCAAAGCCGATGATAGTATCTTCAGCATCAGGCTCGGGGAGTGTAGACCCAGAGGTATCTTCAGCAGGCAAGAGGGCCTTACGGTCCCCCATGAGAATACTGTCGTTGTTTACCTCAGACAGTTGATACTCAGCCATGTAACACTTAGCTGTATAGTCTGTGTTTGTAGTTGAGCCTACAGTGCCCGTAGTGGGGTCATAAGCACCATACAGAGGTTTCCTCAGAGTCACCTCCTGACCAAACTGAGTAACCATAGTCTGCATAGCCATAGCGGTAATTGCAGCCATTAGGTGTCCTCGTAGCCGTAGTCAATGCCATCATACGTGGGTGGGTTCCAGAAGCGGTCCCTGCGGAAGGAAGGTTTCACGCGGTTAGTATTCTGACGGACGTTCTCAATCTCAGTCTTGGAGATACCACCAGCTTTAACACCGATGCGAGCACCTGCCTTAGTGCCTTGATACTCAAGTTGGTCAGCCAGTTGGTAATACTGCTTGGCAAGGTCGCTATACTCTACGGACAGTTGCCCGTCTAGTTCTGTAGTTACCTGTCTTGAGTATTTACCTGCTACGGCGCGAGAAAGCCAAGCAGCTGCATAGTAGACATTATTGTTAGTCTCACTAAGAGCAAACGTGACTTCCTCATCCTGCACCTGTTGGTCAGTGCTATCAGTGTCACCTAACAGCAGGCGGGTAGCGTTGAGACGCCCTGAAGCCGTGTCAGTTTCAAGCTCTGCTTCATCGTAAGAAAAGGACAAAAGGGCGTCTCCTGTTGTTAGTCACCGAGAATATGATCCCGAATTTCATAGTATTCTTCAGTAATCCAAGGGTTGTGGTTGAGGAACCTACGGATAAGACCTCTTTGCTTATCCTCAATCTTGGACTGTTTACACTTCTTGTTGTTGAACTCTTTGGTTGTAGTTGTCTGTTTCTTGACAATATTGTTCAACTGAACTACAAGACTGTAGAGGTCGTCTTTGCTCATCTCACCGAGCCTGTCACCTACCTTGTTGGCTTTAGCAAGATCCGTGTTGTGGTAGATGAAACCTTGGGCGTAGAGAGTAGCTGCATTTTTAGTCTCGATCCCTCGCTCTGCCCAGTTGAAATGCTCTGACTTCTTCCAATGTTTCCCATCAGCGGAAAAGGGCATCTTAACGAATACGGGCCAGTCAACTTGGAAGCCCAGATAACGGGGGTGCATACCAGCAGTAGTGATTGCCATAATAATTCTCTCCTTAGAATATTAAACTGTTTAGGCTTATTGTTGTTGGGGAGTGCCCCAAGCCGAATGACTCAGGACACCCCAGTAGTTAGTTGCTATTAGGAAATAGCCGAGTTGATGAAGCCACCAAGATCAGAGCCGGTAACTTTCATCTGGTAAGCCATCTTAACCTGAATATGCTCTTCAACCTGTTGACGCTTCAAGGCATCGTCCGAGAAGGACTCAACCGAAACACCAAGGTTGTTTGCACCCGGGATGTTATTCCAAGCGAATGTAGCACCAGCAGCAGGTGTCATCAGGCCAGCCGTAGCAGGCGTGTGGACCAGCAGGGCGTGGTTCCCACCGATGAAGCTATTGCTCTCAGCAACACCCTCTACCGAATCATTCTCGATTGCTTCCATTACGTAGAAGTTCTCGACTTCAAAGATTTCTGCCAGCTTCGAGTTAGCTACCAGAGCAGTGTTCGTAATGGTTGCACCACCGTTGAGGCGGTCCAGAATGTCAGGGTTGTTAATCAAGGCATCACGAACCTCTTTGCCTACAACCATCGTGTTCGGCTTGAAGCCGCCAGACTTAAGCTGGATGGTCCGACGCAGGCGAGTAACATCCTGAATGGGTGTTGAGTTGGTGTAGTCGTCCCAGTTGGTAACTTCGCTATCAAGGTTGTTGTCCCCGTTAGCAACACCATCCCAGTTCGTTCCCCAGACACCATCAGCGAAGAAGGTGGAGGCAAACTGGTTCTCACGGTGAATGAGCAGACGGTTGACCAGAGTGGTCGAACCTGCCGAACGAATGTCCAGAGCGGCATCTTCGTTAGAAAGTGTCTGTTCATCAAAGTCCATACCGAGGCCATAGACATCAGCAAAATACGAGTCATTCGAAATGCTCATGCCGATGCGGTTGACTTCAGTGCGCGGGGCGAGCTTTTTGACATCGCCTGCACGGTTCATGTTGTCACGGTCATACGTGTAGTATTTGTCCGACTGGCGATCAACGCCAACCAGCGGGAACACCTTGTCCGCGATAAAGTTTTCTTGGGATTGCACATAGGCCAGCGTCAGGTTCGTGAGCGGCTGGTCAATATGCACTTGACTCGGAGTCAGAAGGGGCATATCTAAATTCCTTTTCTTTTAGCTATTAGGCCGCAGCGTTGCCGCCTTGGATGAGTTCAATGGCGAAAACCTGACCGTCAACGGCGTCCTCAAGGGCATAACCCATGATAACGTCATCAGTAGCAGCAGTAACGCAGTTACCATCAGTGTCAGAGGCAACGGAGTCACCAGCAGTGACAGAAGCACCAGCTTCAACGATAGTCTTGCCTGTCATAACGACAGTAGCGGCACGACCAGCAGCAGAAGGTTCATTAATCAGAACGCCGATAGCTTGTGCACCATCGCCAGCAAGGTCGATTTGACCGTCAGCAGCAAGCGCCACGAATTTGAATTGACCAGCCGACAGATCACTGCCAGCCTCGAATGTGCGCGTATCACGCGACTGGAATACAGCCATGGTTATTCTCCTTTACGAATGGCTTTAAGGACTTCACGGCCTTCGTCAGTCTTAGCGACTTCAGCATAGGCTTTAGCATAGTCCGATTTCTTCATCTCTTTAGACTCCATGTGAGCCTTCACAAGAGCATCCATTTTGTCATTTGCCGAGGCAAACTCGCCATCAGCATCCGATTTACCAAGCTCTTGCATCTTGTCCTCAAAGGCTTTATCAGCAGCCATGAGTGCCTCAAAGAGAGCTTCTGCATCATCCATCTTTTCTACAGCAGTGATGAGGCTCTTGGCCACGTCTACAGAGAAATGAGGGAGTTCAGTTTCAGCACGTTTAGTAAGAGCAGTGTCAGCTTTCTCAAGCTCTGCTTCCTCAAGTGCTTTCAAGATGGGCGCAGGAATATCGGCCTTGTTGACCTTCTCCCCACCGTATTCAATGAACTCTTCAGGGGCTTTCTTTTCGATACCCTCTTT